ATGGCCGGGCTGCGCAAGAGATTTTCGCCGTGAACCTCGCCAATTTCGGCCGTTTCGCCCGGCATATCCGGCTTGAGGGCATGGTGCCGCTCACCCTGGAGCCTTTCCAGAGGCAGATCCTCAAGGACCACGCCGGACCAGCCCGAGAACTGGTCGTGGTGATCCCCAAGAAGAACTACAAGACGACCACCCTTGCCACGCTGGCGATCCATCACGTGACCGAAGTGGAGGACGCTGAGGTCCCGATCCTCGCCTCAACTCGGGAACAGGCCGGCGTCATGTATCGGCAGGCCGAGAAGATGATCCGGCGCTCCGGGGAGAAGGACGGCCGGCGCAAGGACGTCTACCACCTGGCAGGGTTCACCTATGAGGTGCGCCCCGGCTACAAGGAGATCCGTTGTGTGGAGACCCGAGGACTCATCAAGGTTTTACCTGCAGAAGCAGGCGCCGTTGACGGGATCATCCCCACGTTGGCCCTCGTCGATGAACTTCATCGTCATCCCGACGGACAGCTCTATGGCGTCCTCGCCGACGGTTTGGGTGCAAGGCACGGGCGCATGGTCACGATCAGTACGGCCGGCTCTGATGAGCTGGCGTTCCTAGGGCAAATCCGGGAAGGCTTCCGCGAGGCAGGCGGCGTGAAGAAGGGCCGACATCTCAGGGTCCAGGACGGGTCGGACGTTTATCACGAATGGGCGCTCGACCCAGAGGACGATCCCGAGAACCTGACACACGTGAAGCGGGCGAACCCGGCCAAGGGGCAGACTCTCGCCGAGCTCAAGCGGCGGCACGACTCGAAGGGCATGACGCCGGGCCGCTGGCTGCGCTTCGCCTGCGGTATCTGGACTGCGGGTGAGGAGCCCGTGATCCAGGCAAAGGACTGGGACCCGCTACGAGTGGACATCGGTCGCATCGAGCCGGGGGAGCAGGTCGTACTGGTCCCGTCGGTCGGGCACAACGCCGCGATCGCCATCGTCGCCCCTCGGCCGGAAGGACGGGTGGCCTGCAAGGTGGAAGTCCTCGATGCCGAGGAGAACCGCTCGATCTATGTCAAGACCGAGGACCGCATCCTGGAACTGTGCCAGGAGTACGACGCCGAGATCCACGCGCCGGGGGTCGGGTTCATCCGTTCCCGTGAACTGCTGGCCGACGAAGGGCTCTCGATCGTTGAGGCTCCGCAGTCGGTTGCGGCGCTCTCGGCGGCTACGGGGACGTTCAACCGGATGCTCCGGGGAGGTCTGCTGATGCACGACGGCGACCCGGTGCTCAGGGCTCACGCGCTCTCGGCGACGATGAAGACGAACGAGGCCGGCGAGCGGTACGAGGTCTCCGACAGGGCGCGGGGGCTGATCGCGCTCGTCATGGCCGTTCACGGCGTCACCGAGTACGAGCCGGAGCCGTATATCGGCCTTCCGTCGGAGGGGATCGGATGAGTTGGCGTGATTGGTTCTCCTTGGACTCCCCCGAACCCGATGCAAAGTTCGAGATCTCTGTCCCTGCCGAAATCATCGGAGGGATGACGTTCGGAGGCTCGGTCGCGCCGAGGATCTCCCGAAGGGAAGCCCTCCAGGTGCCGGCGGTCCTGCGGTCCAGGAACCTGATCGCGGGAACACTTGCTCGCCTGCCGATCCATATCCGGGACAAGGAACGCAAGATCGTGGAGCCGACGAGCTTGTTGGCCCAGATCGACCCGGATATCCCCAACGTCGTCACGTTCGCCCAAACGTATGAGGATCTGCTGTTCGAGGGGATGTCCTGGTGGAGGGTTCTCGAGAGAGGGTTCCACGGGTACCCGACCTTCGCCGAGCACATCGGACCCCAGCGGGTCCATGTCGCCGGGGTTGACCTGCCGACGCTGAACAACGCTGCGGTCGTCGGTCCGACCAGGATCTACGTCGATGGCCTTCCCGTCGCCGAAGAGAACATGATCCGGTTCGACTCCCCGAACCCGGCACTCCTAGTTCACGCCGCTAGGGCCATCAGGACGTGTCTCACGCTGGACCAGACTGCCGCCGGCTACTCGACCACGCCGCTGCCTCTCGGGTACTTCACGCCGAAGGAAGGGATGCGGCCCAGGGAAGACGATGCGGCGATCACCAACCTGCTGGACAAGTTCGAGCAGGCCCGCTCGAGGAGGGTGACAGGCTATGTCGGAGCCGCGTGGGACCTCAAGTCCATCCAGTTCAACGCCGAGCAGATCCAGCTCTCAGAGCAGCGACAGCACGCCGTCCTTGAGATTGCTCGGGCTGCCGGCGTCGACCCCGAAGACCTTGGAGTCAGCACTACGTCGCGTACTTATCAGAACGCGGAACAACGCCGACTCGACCTCGTCGACTTCACCTTCGCCCCATACATGAGCGCGATCGAACAGAGGCTTTCCATGCGAGACATCCTGCCTCGAGGCTATGAGGCCAGGGTGAACCTCGACGGCTTCCTTCGGGGTGACACGAAGGCTCGGATGGAGGCTTACCAGATCGGCAAGCCGGTCGGCGCGTACACCGAAGAGGAGATCCGGGAGTTGGAGAATCGCCCGTCTCTCACGCCGGCACAGCGGTCGGCGATGAGGCCGGTCTCTCTTCCGCCACAGAACGGACAGCGTGTTCCAGAGGAGGTCAGATGACCGAGGAACAGTCGATCACCTTCGATGATGCAACCGCTGAAGAGATCGCGGCGACGTTCCAGGCGGACGTCGAGAAGCGGACGATCACCGGCCTCATGGTCCCGTGGAACAAGGTGGCCCGGTCGGGGTTCGCCAAGTGGAAGTTCTCGCCGGGCTCCCTGCGGTGGTCCGCGGTTCGGCGGGTGAAAGCCAATCTGTCACACGACCGACACGAAGCGGTCGGTGTAGCCACGCGTCTCGATCCGGGGAACGCCGGGTTACACGGCACCTTCAAGATCGCTCGGGGTTCAGAAGGGGACCGTGCGCTCTCGCTTGCAGAGGACGGTGTGCTGGACGGTTTCTCGATCGAGGTCGACTTCGAGGAAGGCGACGGCTGGGAGCCGGACCCCTCAGACGAGTCGGTGCGACTGGTTAGGAAGGCACGGCTGGTCGGCGTGGCCCTCACGGGGTTCCCGGCTTTCGACGATGCGCGGGTTGACCGCGTGGCAGCAGCACGACAGGCGGCCACGCCGCCACGGGAAGGAGTTCGAATGGAGCAGGAAGAGAAGGTGACCTCGGACGAGGAGGGAGGCGCTCAGTTCGAGAGTTACGTGCGGACGCTCGCCGACAAGCTCGCCGAGTCACAGCAAGCCGCAACAGAGAAGCTCGGTCAGTCCATCGGCGAGTCGATCACGGCGGGCTTCAAGTCGGCGCTGGAGAACATCGGCGACCCTCAGGGGGGACCGGAGAAGGTCCGCTCGGCGCGGTTCACGACGCTGACCGAACCTCCGGTCTATCGGTTCGACGGCAGTGGGCATCACTCGTTGGTCAAGGACGCTTGGAAGGCGATCAACGACAAGGGCACGCCGGCCGGTGACGAAGCGCAGGAACGGATCCGGAAGTTCCGGTTGCAGTCCGAGGACATGGCCGAGGTCGTGAGTGGATATCTGCGGTTCGCGCCGCAGACCACCACCTCGGCTTCGCAGATCATCCCTCCCGGCTACCGACCGGATCTGTATGTGAACGAGCTCAACAGGGGTCGCCCGATGATCGACGGGGCTTCTCGAGGGACGCTCTCGGACGCCACGCCGTTCACCGTCCCGACGTTCACCTCCTCGACGACCGCATCCGCGGACCACGTCGAAGGAACGAACCCCTCGGACGGGTCGATCGCACTCGGCCTTCGGACCGTGACGCCGCAGGGCATCTCGGGACGCATGGTCGTGACCCGCGAACTGGTGGACTCGTCCAACCCGGCGATCGACCAGATCGCGTTCAACACGATGCGGGAGTCCTACGCCCGCCAGACCGAGACGAAGCTCTACACGCTTCTCAACGGCACCTCGGGAGCCGGCGGCACGATCACCACGGACAACGTCCCCTCCGGGGCGATGGCGTCCACCACGGCAAAGGGCACGGACAACCAGACGCTCGTCAAGCACATCCGAGAGCGGCTGGCGAAGTACCCGTTCCAGCGGTTCCTGTTCCCGACCACAGCCACGATGGGTCAGGCGGCCACGGTGCTCCTGGCGACGGCGGTGGACACAACCCAGCGTCCGCTGTTCCCCTGGTCGGAGAACACCAACGCCCCCGGTCTCGGCAACACGGCGACCGGTGGGTATCAGGTGGACTCGCTCAGGTTCCAGCCGGCATGGGCGAACACCGGGGTCGCCGCGGGTGACTCGCAGATCCTCATCTGGAACGACGCGGATGTGTGGGTGTGGGAATCCCCGCTGCTTACCTTCCGTTTCGAGGAGAAGCAAGGGCCAGCGAACATCGAGCTCAACATCTTCGGCTACTTCGCCACCCACCTGCTGCGTCCGGTGGGTTTGTCGGGCATCCGGATCACGTAAGGACGATTCGGGCTAGGGGGGGCTTCGGCCCCCCTCCCGGAAGGAGGAACGATGGCAGCGATCACAGTTGCAGCGAAGGGTGGCGCGATGACGATGGCCGCGGCATCCGGTGGTGGGGACACCGTCGCGGGAACCGGCACGAGCGCCGGAGGGTGGCAGTCCCCAGGCACCCCGGTACTCGTTGCCACCGTGGGCGCCAACTCCACGATCATCACGATCGACGGGGTAGCGCAGCCGGCGTTCATCTCGGGGACCACGGTGTACCCGCTGCCCACGGGCGTCTATCCCCGCTCTATCGCGGTCACCTATAGCCAGGTGACTGGCCTGACTGTCGGTGCGGCGGTGCTCTGATGGCGAGGCAAGGCCACTACGAGTGGCGCGGCGACGTCGCGGAGTGGGTGTGGGATGACGCACCCACTGCGGAGCCTGTCGAGGAACCCGAACAGACCAAAGGGGATGAGGAAGAGGAAGACACGGGTAGTGGTAAGTACGAAGACCGTACGGTTGCCCAACTCAAAGCGCTGGCGAAACAGCGCGGCGTTGAGGGATATTCGACGATGACCAAGGGTGATCTGGTCGAGGCCCTGAGGGCCTGATGCCTGGACCGTTCGCCACCGCTACCGAGTTCTGCGAGTGGACCGGCATGGCGATCCCCTCGGATCTCGCTCGACTTCAGCAGCTTCTCACGTCTGCGTCGGCGATGATCCGGGGGGAGTCCGGTCAAACCCTGTCCCAGGTCATCGGTGACGTCCTCGTCGTCCAGCCGGAATACGACGCGACGTTCGGATGGCGTAATCCCTACCCTCGAGCATTCGGTGGGGTGATCTATCTACCGGAAACGCCGGTGACGGCTTGCACGATCATCGTCGATGCCGTCTCGTTCACGGCGTTCACGTTCAACGCCGATGGCGTGGTTCAGCGGACGGACGGCAAGGCATGGACGAAAGCCGCGACGATCACCTATACCCACGGGTTCGCCGAGACCTCGGAGGACTTCAAGACGATCAAGTCGATCTGCATCGAGATGGTCAAGCGCGCGTACACGGGGGACGAGAGGGGAACGGCGTTCTCCCAGGGGGGGATCCCGGTCGAGACCGTGGGCTTCCCGACGGCGTTGTTCATCACCGAGAGTGAGAGGCAATCCCTCCCCGGGTTGGCGGCGGTCGGTTAGGGAGCGGGTGGCAAGGTATCCGAGGGGATGCCTCGGATCCTCATAGGTGCGGCTTGGGGCGGCGCCGACTTGCTGAGCTCGGCGATGATCCGCCGTTCACTCTTGCGGCGCCCGTGGTGGACGGATCGCCAGATCCCCACCGGCAACAGGATGAACCAGAGCAGGACCCTTCCGAACCACAGGACCGGAGCGAAGATCAAGCGCATCTGTATCGCCTCCCTGCTGTGAGCATACGACGAAAGGCGCCGCATGAGGATCAGGGGTATCGCTCAGACCAATGCCGCCCTGCTCGCGGTCAGGGCAAGGACGGAGGTGGCGGCTCCTTTCGCCTCTAGAGCTGGGGCCGAGGTGGTTGGACGTAGGGCCATCGCTCGAGCACCCCGAGACACGGGAGCGACCGCATCGAGCATCCGCGTCGAGGTGGAGGGGGACACCGCCCATGTAGGACCGACGACCGCCTACGCCCGCTTCCCTGAATACGGGACGCGCTACATGCCAGGTCAGCACTACATGCAAGAAGCGGCGGACGAATCCGTCGACGATGTTGTATCGGCAATCGCCGCCGTCATCAAGGCAGCGGTCGAAGCATAAGGAGGGCAGATGGCTACGTACACCGTCCAGACCATCACGGAGGCAGGGGTGGTCCCGACCTATACAGGGGTGGCGGCGAGCGACACGTTCACGCCGGCGGCGGCGGACTACGACAAGACGCACATCCTGCACGTGAAGAACGCCGGCGGCTCACCGGATTCGGTTGTGATCGACGACACGCTGAGCCTGTCGAACGCGGCAGGAGCGACCTCGTACAACCCGGACGTAACGGTCGTGGTCTCGAATGCTACGGAGCGGTTCATCCGTCTCACGCCGATCCGAAGGTATCTCCAGTCCAACGGCACGGTCGTCGTGACGAACTCGTTC